TATTTGCAAAAGTGAATGCATTTTCTTCGACACCTTGTTTAGTGTAAAGCGCGGGCACTAATGCATTCAATTCTCTTTCTAAAGAAGATTGTTGAATAGCCGCATCACCATCTATTTGCTTCCCAATTCGGCCATTGATATAGACGCTCTGTTCTTTAGCAACAAAGCGATTGAACATATTAGACACAAGGCTTGTTAGAACCTCTGTCTTCAGCACAGATGGAATAAAATTGTTGAAGTCTAGATTTTGACGTTTTGCCATGTTTGCTTTGACACGTGAAGTAGTTCTAAGTGCTATTTATCTATCTTCGGGTTCTTCTGGAACCTCACTTAGGGCCTCGACATCTAGCGTCTCCATGTACCTCAACCAGTCTCCATATGTTGTGAAGACTAGTTCAGGTTCAATCGAAAAACAATCAAACAAACTCGTCATTATCGATAGGGTTGCCATTACTTAACCTGACGCAGCACTGATGGGGTCAATGCATCAACGATTTCAACATCATTGACCGTAGCGGCAGATTGAAGCACCTCATCAAAGCCTGATTCAATTGTGAATAGCGAGCCAAATGAATTCACTGAATAGACCGGTACAAGCACGACAGATGCTATCTGTCCAGCTAGTCGTTGATGAATCAGCGATATTAGTTCAGTTGCATAGAAGGTGTCTCCAAAATCCCAGTTTTGAATATCAAAGAAGGTATTGATTACTGCGATGATTTCTGATTTGATGCGCTCATCAGAGAAGGATGCTGTATGTGTTTTAACTGCCTTAAACTTTGCACGCAATCGCTGATCAGCCAGACTACCAAACAACAGTTTGATATTGCCTGAATGTAGCACGACAGTATCAGAGAGCATTTTGTTCTTTAAAAGATACCCATAATCTGTTCGCAGCTGGAGTGGAGTAGGTGGTGTTGGTAACATATCACTTACACCACGAACATAATCTATCATGCTATCGTAATAACCACGTGTGAGAATGAAAGAGTCATGGATATTCGTAACAGATGGATCAATTAAGTTGGTGATTGGTGAGAAGTGCTGCCACATGAAGTCTAATCCGGAAATCAAATTACAACCAGACACAATGCTATTACCGGCGATAAGTGGCGATATTGGTGCAGGTACATAACGTCGGCGGACAATGGTAATTCCAGTGTCCGGGCTATTATATGCTTGTCCTACATAATTACCTGGCGTGAACACGTAATTATTGCCACTGTAATAGATGCCATAAGCATCATAAGGCCATGTATCATATGGAACAGAATCATACGATACCATTTCATATGAATGCCCACTAGCATCACAACCAAACCACGTAATGGAACCATTGAGATATTCGCCATATTGATATGAATCTTTCGCGAAAGATTCAAACTGTAAAAGGTTATCAGGTGTTGTATTACCCGCCTGAACGAAATTAATGGTGTTAGATGGAAGTAGCTCTATTTGATTGAAGTTTATATTCCCATCAGTGTCGTACACTAGACTTACAGTATCGTAGATATCTGCTTTTTGTAAAGGTTGACCATACTCATCTAGATTGGATCGTAGAATTCTAATCTTGTCATACACTGGCTTCTTCGTATCTGGGTCAATGATTTGAACATCTTGATTATACCAGAATTTTGTTGTTGTACTTTCAGCAATAATTTTCATATCGCGATTATAGATTGTCCACGTTCCGGTGCTGCTTCTAGCAATTAGAAAGAGCCATGCCCATAGATCATTTGACTGATCAAACGTCATCTGTTGTACCATATTAGGCCCAGAATCTGCAGTGAGACTACCAGCACTTATGCTAGCAATTGTATTACCAGTGATTAACTGCCACCATCCAGACAAATTAACCTTCTTTGAATTAGATGTGCCAAATGTTCGAATCGTTGCTATCCATCCGCCTAATTGTAGAAATTCTAAATCAATAATAAATGCATCACCTGCTTTGTATGCTTCAGCTGAATCTTCTGAAATACTAAAGTCAATTGGCACATCGATATTCGCCTGAGCACTCCAATATCCGCCTATAGCTAGACTATAATTAGGCAAAGCCCCACGTTGATTACTTATGACAGTAAATGTTGTTGCATCAGAGGTCATTTCGATAGTGAATACCTCTTTTTCATTCATCTTATTAGGAAGACCTGATGGAATCCCATTTAAGGTCAGTTCACCCGTACCACCGAAAGCTTTCAAAAACGGATGAAATCTAAGCCCGAAGAATGATTCTGCGCCTAGTGGTTGAAGACCTGACCCAGGGTCAGAAGGTATGTATACTGGGGCGCCGAGAGGGTCATACCGCACCAACGGCAAGGTGTCAGCATAAATTTTACTATCATCTTCAGGATGAATTAATGGATTAGGAATAACACCGTAACGAGTTCCAGCTACAGTAATATACTCTAATGGTTCGCCATAATAATGTCTATCAAGAGCTCCTTGAATCACAGTCTTTTCGTTGAGACTACCATCTCCGCCAACGCTGCCGCCAAGGCCACCATAAGGATTGACATAATCACCATTGACATCCCGATAGATTTTTCGATTGTCTTCAATGAATTTCCGACGTGGGTATGTGATGATACCATCTGCACCATCTGCAGATACAAGAGCGTGTGTAAGTGCTGTTAGTAAAGCATTTGTTTGTAGAAGTGGCTCGACATAAGAATCAACAATCATTTTGGAATTTGTCGTCGTCTCAACTATGCCAACACCAACATCCAGAAATAGGTGAAGGTCATCTCCGAATAATTTAGTGTTCTCATACTTGCGTGAAGCATCATTCCACTCAATGTACTTTGGCTGGCCTGCAAACGTCCGATTTATAGTCTTGAGACGGAGGATTGTTGGATCCTTAAGAGGATACGTGTTGTAATCCTGTCCATTCACCATTCGGTTCTGTGCAACATATGTAGCAGGTGCCGCCTGTCTAATGTGCTCGATTGTTTCAGATGCAGCATTGTTCTGAATTGCAGCAGTCAATGAAAAAGTCAGTGCACAAGAGTTGCTGATATTAGCCTGATTGACATAACCAAATGACATTGCTTGACCATTGATACGATTCTTTGGTACGTTGACAGTCTGGTTAAGTGAGACTCGTGTCCATAGTTGGAATTTACCAACTGGCATATCGCTGAAATTCCCATCACCGAACAGTAAAGCAATCTTGTCATTTTCTAAAGTCTCAACCTCATACTTCTTGCGGTTTGCAGTTGATAAATCATTGAAGAATAGATTCTGTTCGTTCAATGTTTCAACACGCGACCACGTTTCTTGAATGACATTCGCATCGTCGACCTTGTATATCCACACGTCAGTATCATTCACGTTGACTGCACTTAATTCCACTCGACGGTTTGCTGAAGGTTCTAAGATGGTGTAATCAGTGCGGACCAATGTTCCTTGCTTTACGAACATTAGGAAGCCAGTATAATCCGAACCATCACCCTTACCGTCAGATGCATACACTATATTGAACTGTGCATTCAAATCTGGCGCGCGTTCATATGGGCCGTTCTCGTCAATGTCAATAGGCACTGATTCCATCTGTGTACCGTCAGTGGCACTGAACGCATACACCCCGTTGCGAAAGGCTGTTAGATTGTTGTTGAACGTGTAGAGCTGCATCAGCACATCGCTGATGTTAAATGACTTTGATGGTTGCCCGAATTTAGTAGTGAGCACCTTGTTCATTACGAGGAAGAACTGTTCCTTCCAGTTGGAATTGTTCGCATCATTCCAGAGAACTGTTGCATTTGCTAGATTGTTCCCCAAAGAATCATAGACTTCTTCAGTAGTTCTAATTGAGGTAATCTTAACAAGACCACGCGCTGGGATGTTTCGAGATGCTGTGTAAGAGATAAGCTTAGCAAGTCGTAGAACAGATTGCTTACGTTGAGCGGTGGTGATGAAGTTTTCATGCGACATCACGTCAATACGATAAGCAAGCATTTCAGCAACACCCGCGAATATTTCCAGCAGCGCAATCATTTCACCGCTTTCAATGAAGTCATTGAAAGATTCTGCGTGATAGATTTTTAGATACTGAATTAGAGAGTTCTTGACAGTGTCGTAGTCATAACTCGTAAAATTTATTTGCTGGAAGGCGCTGTAGACCTTATCCCAACTTTCTGCGCTATAGGTATTTCTAATAGTCATTGGTGTTCCTCTTTACCCATTCAAACGTATGAGTATTACTTACTGCGAAGCAATCTCTATTCTGAGTGTATCTCGCACATTGAATTCAATATAGAGTAAATCAGCTAGAGCTATGATTGCGTTATTGTCAGGTAGACTCAGCACATTTAATGAAATGAGTTGAACCCGTGGGTCGTAGTTGAAAACTTCGGTAAGATCTGTCTCGATAATTTTTCTAGTAGCTTCATCATTTGGTTCAAATGTAAGCATTGGAATTCTCGTACCAAATCCAGGCATGTACATTCTTTCACCACGATTAGTATAGATATGATTGAGCAGATCACGCTTAACTAGGTCGATATTAGTTAGCCTAGTTGTACGTCTAGACAACCAATCGATAGTAGAAAAACCCTTATAGACCGCATTGCTCATAGAAAACTTCACGTTGTTTAGTAGTTCTATTTATTCCAAAACAGGAACACGTGAAATCACTCTTTCCAGTACGAGTTTCGCTTCTGTTTGGAGACCGGGCGGGTCCATGGTTCATGTCCAGGTACTACCGTCGGCGCCTGTGGTGTTTCTGCACAGGATGCTGCGGCTCCATTGAGAGAAATAGTAGAACCTGTTGCTGTTATAGCACCACCCGCATTGACATCATAGATGCCGCATGCGCTTTGAATGATATTTGCAGTTGCTAATACGTGGAAAGAATTAGAAGTGTTTAACCTGATATCACCGCCTCTAGCTTTAACATGCACACCCTTACCAGCTTCTAGATTAATGTCGCCATCAGCTGTAAGATTGATATCAGCACCAGCCCGAATACTTACAGATGCTGCACCAAAAACATGTACGTGCCCGTCTTGATCTAGTTCTATCCAGGTTTTACCCATTGCTGTCGATACGTAGATACGTTCATTAGCATCGTCGAAGATTATCTGGTGACCCTCAGCAGTCTTCAATCTTAGTCGTGCATATTTCGGATCATCTTGCATGATGATCGCATTGCGTCCAGGAGTTGTGATGCAATAAGTTTGAGGATCAAGGTGAGTAGGATCGCCTGGGTTTTTAGAGTATCCTTCTGTCCCATCCTTTTCATTCTTCGGTTGGGCTGCTTGTCGTTCATAGCCACCACGCGTAAGAGTCTGAGAAGCAGCCATTTTATTCTGGAATTGCTGTCGAAGATTATTGTAAGCTGGCTGTATTGGCAGCAAATTGTTTG